CCGTATCGCTTTACGGTCTTTTTTCTTGAATCATATATTCTTTGGCAGGTCGTTTGAAGAAGTTTGTTCAACGTACATTTCCAGCTTTTACAATGTCAAGATCTTTGGCTAATATGTTGCTAAAACACTATTCACTTGAGGCTTATGTTATTGGTGGAGGTAAATATGTCACTTTTTCACGTTTTTCAAAAAGACAATTAGATAATGGAAAGACTGAAATTTATGACAAACAGGTTGAATTTAATATTCCTGTTGATGTAGCTTCTGATAAGGGTGAAGATATAATTAATGCTGGGCTGTTGCGGGCCGTTGAATACCTTCTAAATGATGATAATTATGCGCAATTGAAGGCTGTGATGGATTACATGAGTGCCAACTCGGCTGTTATGTTCAAAGCTTTTGTTCCTAATACCTATGGTTTGAATACAAAATTTAATTTTAGTAGTGTTCCTGCAATGATTCCTGAAGTTTTATTTATTGCAGCTCGAGTTGAACAAGAATTTACTAAACAACAATACCTTTATGAGGATGAATGTCACTATTGTGATAGTTTGTCTACAGTTGTTAAATGTCAATTTGGACATGGGTATTGTATGGATCATTATGCACAACTTATAAATACAGGTGTCGGCTATGAGGTTCCTCGTTGTTCTATTGAAAATTGTGCTGGCCATGTTCCCATAGCTTCAAAACATGGTATTTCAGGTTTACATTGGACTTATCCTGCGGGACATTCGCCTGAAGCTTTGGCAAAATTAGTTGCGTACTTCAATCAGGATTTTGTCATGAAAGATTTTGAAGTGGAAGATCATTATGCTATGTTGCGTGATATAATTAGTAATGTTTCTGATCGAATGTTTCCGGGGGTTAAGAAACATTCACTTGCTCCTATAGATTTTTCTGATATCAACATGGTTCGAAGTTTGTTTCCACATAGTGGTATAGGTTTGTTCCGTGAAACTCTGGGTAGGCCATTTAAGAAGGATGAAATCCGTGAATTAGTTTGTTCAACTATAATGGATTGTTTTCAACGTTGTACAATCCTTAAGGATGGTGATGCGATGATTGAAGTTAGGAAGTTGATGACAAGCATAGTTCAAACCGCGGTCAAATTAGAAGATCGTGCTGCTGAATTTGGTCCTGATGGTTGGGAGTTTGCTCCTGGTGAACGACTATTTAGTGTTGAAGACGCCATTCTTTTTGCTCTGTTTAAAGCAGTTTTTGCTCCTTTCGCTAATTGTGGTGGTTTTGGTACCTTTGGCCAAAATCAACCTAATTCTATTGGTATTACTTTTGCCGGTGATTCTGCAGCTAGGTTTTTGAAAGAGATTACTGGAAATAAGTTTCCTATGCCAAAAGATGTTAACGGGTTTGTTGAGTGGCAAACTAAGGTGGCCGAACATTTCTGGATATTAGAATGGGATTGGTCAAAATGGGATATTTTGGTCTCTTCAACCATAATTCAATTGGCAATGCGCCAAATTTTCTCTAGGTTTGATCTTGACTTTGAAAATAAGTTTTCACCTGATTCTCATGACTATCACGTAGTTCGATTTTTCCGTTTTGTTTTGTGGCGAATGTTAGAGATAGTCGTCGTAAAGATAATGACTTCCCCTTGTGGTACGGACTATTATTATGTTCTTAATGGAATGTCTAGCGGAAGGTACATTACAGCGATAATAAATACCATGGTTAATAATGTTATCACTGATTTTATCTTAGCCGATATTTATGGACTGTCAAAAGTGTTTAAGTCACAAAGGAAAGGGGAATATAATAGTAAATTTTTTGGTGATGATGTATTGGCTTTGTTGTCTAAATCCCAATTTCCTGAATTTAGTCCAGATAAATTTATTGTTCGTGCAAAAAAATTTTTTGGTATGCTTGTGAAGCCTGAAAATTTTAAAATTTGTGAAAGAATTTTTGTTGATACTACTTTAAGGCAAGATAAATTTTCACCGACATTTCTAAAGATGCAGTTCAATTTAGTACAATGTCCTTTGTGTGAAGCTCCTCATGTTTGTTGGTACCGTAATTCTGATTTAATTGTACCTAAATTATTTACCAATTCAAAGAAATCCACTACAGTTGAAGATTTGGTTCAAAAAATGTTTTGTGTGGGCTGGACTCTTGGATGCAATTATGATGTATACAAGGTTTGTAGATTCACTGTCGATTATTTAAAAGTTCAAGACAATAGTGAATATGATGAAGAAAACGCACGAAAATTGTTGACTCATGGTTTAGACCTTCCTTTTACTCGTTTTCCGTCATATGCTGATGTTGTTTACTATAATTCTTGTCCTACTTCTGTCGGCACGCACATTAAAATTCGAACATTTGTTCCTTGGAACCAGTATGTTTTGGCTGGTGAGGAATTTTTTGCTGATGAATGATTTTTTTTT